TAGGAACAGGTGGTGGTGGTGCTTCTGTAGGTGGTAGTGGTATAGGCACTGGAACTGGCATAGGTAACTCTCCAGTTGGTATTGCTGTTGGATCCATTGCAAACGCTATTGAAAGTATTACCAATCCTAATGCTGTTGTTTCTATTGCAGAAGATACTTTGAGTGTGGATGCACAAGGGAACACTGTATCAGCAGCAGCAACAGCGGCTGCTGCTAACGCTGCTGCTGTGGCTGCTTCTAATGCGGCAGATGCTAGTGATAATGGTGTAGTAGGGTCTACAGATGCCACTGCTGCTGCTGATAATAGTGGCAACACTAGTGGAGATACTGGGGATAGTGGTGATGGTAGCGGTGATGGTGGTGATGGTGTAGGCGTAGGTGACTTTGCCAAAGGCGGCTTGGTTGCTAAGCGCACAAAGAAACCAACACTTGCTCAAAAAAGAGGCATTGCCTCTAAGAGATAATACTATATAATTAGCATACTCAAACCAGAGGTGGGCTGGTGAGTGTCAACAATTCCCCACCATATGGCTACCTATCTCCCTGCTATGCAGCTACAGTTAGCCCCAACTTAAAGGTATGTTATGACAGAAGCGGTAATTAACCAGAATCAACAAGCTCAGGCTTTCTCTCCATTTGGTAAGCGTAATGCTAACAAAGATCGGATTGAACAAGAAGAAGCTGAGTTGAAACAATTGGCTGAAGATAAGAGCAATCCACCAGAAGACAACAATGGTGATGATAGCAACTTAAGCGCAGAAGAGAAGAGCTTTAAGAAGCGTTATGGCGATCTGCGTAGACATTCTCAGCAACAGCAAGTAACTTTACAGAAGCAAATTGATGAGCTTCGCTCACAGCTACAAAGCAGTACAGAGAAACAAATTAAGCTTCCTAAGAGTGAAGAAGAACTTAGTGAGTGGGCTAGAGCCTACCCTGATGTTGCAAAGATTGTTGAAACCATTGCAATTAAAAAGGCTAAAGAACAAACCCAAGCATTGGATGAACGATTCAAACAGCTTGATGAGCGTGAGCATAAGACAGCTAAGGAAAAAGCAGAAGCTGATTTGACACGCTTACATCCAGACTTTGATTCTATTCGTGATGATGATGCTTTCCATAGCTGGGTTGAAGAACAACCTAAATGGATTCAAGATGCTTTGTATGATAATGAGAGTGATGCTGTGTCTGCAGCCCGTGCCATTGACTTATACAAAGCCGATAAAGGTATTAAGACTAAGAAAACCACCTCAGATAAGGGTGCTGCTGAGAGTGTTAACACCCGTGGTAGCCGTTCTGCACCTACAGGTGAGAGCAAAGATGGTGTCTTTTATGAGTCAGAGGTAAGTAAAATGTCTACCTTTGAGTATGAAAAGAACCAAGAAGCTATTGCTAAAGCATTACAATCAGGTAAATTTGTATACGATGTTAGCGGAAACGCTCGTTAAGTATTGACAAACCTGAAACAACTGGTATAACTTTAACAGAGCGAAGAGGGTAGCTCCCCTGACTGTGCCGATTCACAGTCTAGCTCTTTATCTAATCGGGGATAGTTATGGATAATTGTAAGACCTGCACCAAGTGTGGTGCAGAAAAGTTGTTGAGTGAGTTTTATACAAGAGAGTATGGAACACGAAATGACTGTAAAAAATGTACAGGAAAAACAAGTGCTAAAAATAAAATTGGCAAAGTTCCTTTACATGAGCGTGAAATTAATTCTAGGCTAAAAAATATTTATACAAAAGCCAGATTAAGAACAAAAGAATTTAACCTAGTAGATGCTGATTTATTAGATCTATGGGGTAAACAAGATGGTCGATGTGCTTATACTAAATTGCCGCTGCTTGCAACAGCCAACCAATTTAATACAGTAAGTCTCGACAGAGTAGATAGCAGTAAAGGTTATGTTGTTGGTAACATTCAACTAGTCTGTGCAGCTATCAATAAGATGAAGCAAGAGTACACTGAAGAAGTGTTTCTTTTGTTTTGTCTGCTAGTAACGCAAAACAATAAACTGTCAGAATCACCTGAAAGTTTGTTAGCCCGTTATGTTTCACTAGGCATGGTGGACAAATAATGTACCTAACAAATTCAGCCTCTGTAGTAATGTTGAGCGTATTTAATTATATGCCTAACACATATCTAGGAGGATATTAATATGGCCTTTCCAAAAGCCGTTGGCTATTCTAACCTGCCGAATGGGAATTTCAGCCCGGTTATTTATAGCAAGCAAGTACAACTTGCATTCCGTAAAGCGTCTACTGTTGAAGACATCACCAATAATGATTACTTTGGTGAAATCGCAAACATGGGCGACAGTGTCAAAATCATTAAAGAACCTGAAGTGTCTGTTCAAAGCTACGCCCGTGGCACACAGATCACTGCTCAAGATCTGAATGATGATGACTTCACATTGGTTGTTGACCAAGCCAACTACTACGCTTTCAAGATTGATGACATCGAAGCAGCTCACTCACATGTGAACTTCATGCAGATGGCTTCTGATCGTGCAGCGTACCGTTTGCGTGATCAGTATGACCAAGATGTATTAGGTTACTTGTCTGGTTTTAGACAGTCTGCCAAGCATGTCAATCCTGACACAGCTCGTACAGCAGCCGCTGGTACTAATGCAGTTACTGCTGCTGGTGCTGATGAGTTGTTGGCTACTATGAAGCTGAAAAAGGGTAGTTTTACCAACATCACTACTGGCTCTGCTGGTGAGCATTCAATTCCTTTGACTCCTCGCCTTCCCGGTGCTACAGCTTTGCCTACCGCTACAGCATCTCCTTTGATGGTGATTGCTCGTATGGGTCGCTTGCTGGATACCCAGTTTGTTGATTCTGCTGGTCGTTGGTTGGTTGTCGATCCCATCTTTGTTGAGATGTTGAAAGACGAAGACAGCCGTATGTTGAATGGTGACTTTGGTGGTTCTGGTTTGCAGAACGGCTTGGTCATTAACAACTTGCATGGCTTCCGTGTATATGTTTCTAACAACCTACCTAAAGTTGGTGGTGGTGCTGGTACTGCAGGTACTGCAAACCAAAACACTGACTTCGGTGTGATTGTTGCTGGTCATGATTCTGCTGTTGCAACTGCTCAGCAAATCACTAAGACCGAAACATATCGTGATCCAGACAGCTTCGCTGACATCGTGCGTGGTATGCATCTTTATGGTCGCAAAATCTTGCGTCCTGAAGGCATCGTCACTGCTAAATACAACGCTGCTTAAGGAGAAACTAAATGGCAACTATTACTACTCTCTCAAATGCTGTTGGTGCAGGTACACAACCTAGCCGTAGTCTTCGCAACATGCCTTATGTTGTTGAAAACACTATTAGCTGGGCTGCTGCTGTAACAGCTAAAGGCTCTGCCTTGGCTGCTGCTGATGTGATTGAAGCTCTCCAGATTCCTGCACAATCTATTGTGTTGGCTGCTGGCTTTGAAGTACTCACTGCTGCTACTGGTAGCTGTACAGTTAGCTTGGGTGTTACTGGTGTTACTGCTGCTGCTTATGTTTCTGCTTTTGCAGTGACTAGCTCAGCTACTGCCGGAACCTACGCAACTCCAGCAACTGCTGCTTATCCTATCGTGTCTGGAGCTGCCGACACATTGGACTTGCTGTTGGTTACTGAAACCACTACATTGAGTGCTGGTTCAATCCGTGTCTTTGCTGTCATCGTTGACGCACAAGACCGTGTTGGTCCTGCTTCTGTAGACCGTGAGCAACTGGCTTAATAGCTAGTTGATGCAGGGAGGGGCTTAACCGCCTCTCCCTTTTATTGTTTAAAAATTATGTCTACATACATTTCTTTAACGAATGAATTGCTACGAAGAATGGGTGAGGTTGTCTTAGACTCCACCGAATTCGATGGGGCTAGGAACATCCAAGCTCTAGCTAAAAATGCTATCAATTCATCTGTTAGAGAGTTGATGCACTCTGCACAAGAGTGGCCTTTTTCTCTTGTTACTAATACACAGACACTGACAGTAGGGACAGGGACATATTCCTTTCCTTCTACTTTGTCTAGCGTTGATTGGGAAAGCTTCTATCTTAAGAAGCTAACAGCAGCAGATAATGATCCGGCTCGTTTGCCTGTTCTTACATACACTGACTACTTAGACAACTATCGTCCCGGTGAGGATGTTAACGGCACTGGGGGCTATGGTCCTTCCATTGCTGTTTATCAAACACAAGAGTCTAAGTTTGGTATCACTCCACTGCCTGATCAGGCTTATGAGGTGGAGTATAAGTATTGGTCTTTCCCTGCTGATTTATCTGTATCTACAGATGTATGCATTATTCCAGATAGATTTACCAGTGTGTTAATTGATGGTGCTATGTTCTACATGTTGATGTTTAGATCAAATGAACAAGGTGCAACAATTTACAAAGAGAAGTTTGATACAGGTATCAGGACAATGCGTAGGTTGTTGTTAGATGAGCCTCTGTATATGCGGTCAACAATGATTGTTAAACCTTCTTTTAATCCAAGAGTGTTTTAATGGCAGACAGAATAAGTGGCTTTAAGGTTTCTTGTATTGGTGGAATGAACACCAATAGGGATGTACTATCTCAAGGTGAGATGTATCCCGGATCTGCCACACAGCTTATTAATTATGAGCCAGCTATTTCTGGTGGCTATAGACGGATTAGTGGAT